CACGTGCCGTTAATATTGAGAGTGATAAGACCCTACCAAAGAAACGTAAAACTCGTAAACCAATGTCTGCTGAACAGAAGAAAGCAGCGGGAGAACGACTTGCAATTGCACGAGCAAAACGTGCAAAAGAAAATCCCCCAGAATATAAATCAATCCACCCAGATGTTCTAGCAAAAGGTGACGAACATCCTTGGAGTCACATCAATGTGAAGAAGTGGATTAAGACACAGAAAGAACTGTTGTCGATTGCAAGAAGTGATGTACGCCGTAAGGTAAAGGGTGCAGAGGCACGAGTCTCTAGTACTTCTGGTTACATTCGTAATTTGGAATTGTACTTACGTTCTGGAATCTATACAGATTTATTTTGGGGCGAACATGGACAGAACAGATGTAAGACTGTTTGTTTAGTGATGGCATATCATCCAGACGGCACACCCAAACGAAGTGTGGGTACTTGGTATCCAGATATCCAAGAAACTTGGACAAAGGAAATGGAAAAGGAAAATGAGCGATAACAAGATTATACAATTTCCGAATAAAATGAAAATAAAACCAGAATTTAAGATTGACAACCACGCCATAAGATTACATACAGATATCAAGGTTGCTGATCATCTAACAGAAGGATTAGTTGTGAACATGATTCACAACATGGGTGAGAACGATATAGATACGGAGAACCCAGAGTTTATAAAAGATATTGGATTTCTGATAGAGTTGGTGAAAGCAATCATCTATAGAGACATGGACATAAAACACCCCATGCAACAGATGGTAGATATCTTTGTCAACTCGGCATATGACGATGAACAAGGACTCTACACAGAGTTCGATTATGGTTGTATGGAAGAAGTCGTAAAAGAATTACGAAGCGAAGTAAACGATAACGAACCAAAAGAATAAATCTATTGACATTCGTTCTGTTTTACGGTAATATATAATACTATGAAAAATAAGGTGATAAAATGATTTTAGTTGATATGAACCAAGTCACCATCAGCAATTTGATGATGCAGATTGGTTCAAAAGGACAGAACGATGTCGATGGAGATATGGTTCGCCATATGGTTTTGAATTCACTTAGGATGTACCGTTCTAGGTTTTCAGAAGAATATGGTGAACTTGTACTTTGTTATGACAGCAAAAGGTATTGGAGAAGGGAATACTTCCCCAACTACAAATCCAACAGAAAGAAAGACAGGGCAAACTCTGGACTTGATTGGAATACAATCTTTGAAACTCTAAACGATATTCGTGATGAGATACGAGATACATTCCCATACAAGGTTCTAGAGGTAGACGGTGCAGAGGCAGATGATTGTATTGCAGTAATAGTACAACACATCGCCGTGACGCCTTCTTCATACGAGAAGGTTCTTATCTTGTCTGGTGATAAAGATTTTATTCAGTTGCAAAAACACAACTTTGTAAAACAGTATTCACCAGTTCTGAAGAAGTTTGTGAACGGGCAAGACCCCAACCTATATATTAGAGAACATATATTGAAGGGCGACAGGAGTGATGGTATTCCAAACTTCCTATCAAACGACAATACCTTTGTAGACGAGTTGCGTCAGAAACCACTTGCTAAGAAGAAGATTGCAAACTGGATTGATCAGAACCCAGAAGATTTCTGTAACGAGGAGATGTTTAGGAACTATCAACGTAACAAAGTTTTAATTGATTTGGAAGAAATTCCAAAACCATTGAAGGCGGATATCTTAGAACAGTATGAACTACCACCAAAAGGTGACAGATCAAAACTACTAAATTATTTTATACAAAAAAGATTGAAAAATCTTATGAATGACATTGGAGACTTTTAATATGCCTAACTATACACCACTACTTTCAGAAGTATTGAAGAAAGTACATAACGCTAAAACCAAAGCGAAGAAGATTGAACTTCTAAAAGAGCACGATACAGATGCTCTAAGGATGATTATCAAGGGTTCATTTGACCCTAACATTGAATGGTTAATCCCAGAGGGGGAAGTACCATTCGTCAAGAATGACTCGCCAGAGGGTACAGAACATACTGTACTAGCAATGGAATCAAAGAAGTTGTTTCGATTCATTAAGGGTGGAGACAACACTTTGCCACAGTTCAAGCGTGAGAATATGTTTATTCAAATGCTAGAAGGACTGCACGAATCTGAAGCAGAACTCCTTATCAATGCAAAGGAGAAGAAACTGCATCAGATATATAAAGGACTGTCGAAAGAGGTAGTCAAAGAAGCGTTCGATTGGAACGACAATTTCATTAGGAGTTAAAATGAAGCATAATTACGACACTTGTTTGGAGATGATTCTACACCACGAAGGTGGTTATGTAAATCATCCGAAAGACCCTGGCGGCGAAACTAATCTCGGCGTCACTAAAAGGGTATGGGAAGAGCATGGTGGCGAGAAAGACATGAAAGACCTAACGGTTGAGGATGTCGCCCCCATCTATAAGAAATCATATTGGGATAGAGTAAAGGGCGATGATTTGCCTGATGGACTTGACCTTTGTGTTTTCGATTTTGGCGTGAATGCTGGTACAGGTAGAGCAGCGAAATACCTACAGAGAATGATTGGCACAACTGTCGATGGTGGCATCGGGCCCAATACTCTTAAAGCGCTTGAAGCGTATGTACAAGTCGAAGGACTTGCAGCAACGATTGATACATATCAGTCGAATCGTCAGAAGTACTACGAGAAACTATCAACCTTTGAAACATTTGGAAGGGGGTGGACTCGTAGAGTAGTGGAAACTACTTCATCGGCACATAAACTTGCCAAAACTTCTTGACTTTCCAGTAACTTAATGTTACTATAAGATAATGATGAGGGGTGACACCTCTCTCTCTCAACTCTCTCTCGCAGTTGCCCCTCATCATCCTAAGCGGATATCGTATAATGGTATTACCTTAGATTTCCAATCTAATGACGATGGTTCGATTCCGTCTATCCGCTCCAACTTTTTTGCTAAGTCCTTGATTTTCAAGGACTTTTTTTTTCATTTTTCTCTTGACATTTGTTATTAAAGCAAGTATAATAGCTATATAAGATAAAGAAAGGAATTTATTATTATGATTAAAAATTTGAATATACCAGAAACTTGTGGATGGCTGGGAATGATTCTCATCCACGGAGCAACTGCTCCAACATCAATCTCTGTTCTAATGGGATGGTCAACTAACTTGCCACCATTGAACTTCATACTATTAGTATGGTTAGGATTGTTCTTGTTTCTGGTTAGAGCGATATACGCTAAAGATACTTTGTACATTGTATCTAATGCGATTGGATTTGCCTTGAATACCTTGTTGTTAAGTTTGATTGCATTTAATTAAAAAGACTTGACTTGTTATGAAAACAATGGTATGATCTATATAGAAAGTGAGAAGTGATTCGTATGAACTACATTGAAGTTATCGGTGGAAACAAGTTTCAGAAACATACTGCTGAAGTAGTTGTTGGACAGATGATTCAAGCTCTTATGCCTAGAATGAGAACATTAGAGATTACAGTCAACATCAAAAAACTGACAGGTGATGCTGTTGGTTGGTGTATGATGGAAGATACTAATCGTGAATTTACGATTGACGTTCATAACAAACTGACACTGAAAGATTTTGTGACTACTATCTGTCACGAGATGGTTCATGTTAAACAGTACGCCCGTAAAGAGACTTGTGGTTATGGTAAGAAGTGGAAGGGTAAGAAGATTGCCCCTAAGACTGCTTACTATGATTTACCTTGGGAAAAGGAAGCGTACAAACTGCAAGACAATCTTGCACAACTAGTATGGGATGCAGATGTACTCTAAAGAAATAAGAAATAGGATTAAGTTATCAATAGCCGCATATGCATATGAGTTTGAAGATGATGCCATCATGTCAGACCATCAGTTTGATGAATTGAGTTTGAAGATAAACCCAGAAGAAAAAACTGGAAATGATTTGATGGATAGGTTCTTTAAGAATCATTTTGAAGCACATACAGGAATGTGGATTAGAAAACATCCAGAGATAGGTAAATTAGCAACAATCTACAAAAAATACTATAAAACTACTTGACAGTGTGTTGACTGTCTGTTATAGTAGCTATGTAAGATGAAAAGAGAGGAATAAATTATGGGTAAATTAAAAGGTTACATTATGGACATTGAAGAGGATGTCTATGCAATTGAAGGTTTGGAAGAGAAGATTTCTGAATCAGAAGATATTTCAGAGGTGCAGACTTTTGTAGTTGATGCACTTCAATTGAAAACCTCATTTGACATTGAGATTGCCAAGGATGCAGTCTCTAGTATGTGGAATGAAGGTTGGGCATATTATCAGTAAGAGAGAGGATTATATTATGACACAAGTTGCAGTTATTCATACAGCATTTGAAGATACCCCACGAACAGTTGCGTTTGTTGAAGTGGGTGAACGAGTTGGTACAGAGGCTCTTGAGTATGCGTACCGTTGGACACAGAATATCTTTGACAGTTGGTCATTGAAGATGCCAGAAGATGGTAACGAAGATGTCACTGTTATGGGTGAGATTGTCGATGGAATGGGAATTCGTTCTACATCAGTCGGCGATCAGATATTGTTTGGAACTACAAAGTATAAAGTTGCTCCCTGTGGTTTTGAAAAGGTTTAGTTCATTATTGATTATATTTGCACTATCTGGTTGTGTATCTACGCCCGAGTTGGTGATTGAAATTTACCAGAAGTGTAAATATAGGAATGATTGTATTGGTGATAGAATAGGAGAAATGTTTAATGTTGGGTAAAACTACAACAGCTCTTCTTATCGCATCTCTTAGTGGTTGCCATCCAGCGTTTGCAGAAGCACCTTGTGAGTACGATAAGACAGTAGAGACTAATTGGACACAACAAATCGAAAAGACTTCTAATATAGACAAGAAGGTTTTTCCATATGTTGACGATACCAGAAAATGCGTTATGACTATGGATGTAACGATTGAAGGTACTACATATCCCACTGGAGGTAACTATGTTTTCGGGCCTGACATGACAGAAAATGACGCCTGTGAACAAGCGACTATCAAGGCAAAGAAAAAGGTAATCGGTGAGGTTTCACCAGAAGTTTTGACAGCAAGAACAGAGATGAACTGTTCTACTAAAGAAGAGTTGCCTGTCCATGCTGCAGCCCCACAACCAGAGGTGACTATTACTGAGAGTTCGCCTGTAGTTACAGAACGTATCATTACTGAACCAGTGGTTACTGAAAGAATTATTTCTAGAAAAGTTATTGACGTAACGCCATCTAATGTGGTACAGTATATACCAAATAGTAATCAAGGCTTTACTATTGGAGGCATAACACTCTCTTTCGACCCACACAGAAATAAGCGTGGTAAGTGTTATGCGAACTGGCAAACAGGTGGAACGGACTGTTACTAATGTTAAAGTTGATTGTAGGAATTATATTGGGTATTGTTCTAATAACATACTACCCACAAATCGGTTCAGTATTAGGTGACTTGTTCACTGAATCTGGAATGCGTGATGATCTAGTGAAACTTTTAGAAGGGATATAACATGAATAAGATCATATTAGTTGGATGCACAGCACTACTTGGGGCTTGTAGTTCAACAAAAACTGTGGAGACATTGACAAATGTACCACCACAAAGTATCGTTGCCAAAGAGGTATACGAATACAAGGCACAGGCCGTAGTCGATCAGATTGAGGTTATGCCTAAGTGGTTCTTGAAACCACCAACTAGTGAGACTGCAATCTATTCTGTAGGAACTGCTGTCACACCAGACTTGCAATTGACTGTAGATATTGCAGTGTTGAATGCAAAGACAACTCTTGCAGACAGGATTAATGGTAGGGTTCGTTCTCAAACCAAAAGTTTTGTTGCAAAGATTGGTTCAGAAGAAACAGATACTTCTATTCTATCAGAAGTAGAGAAGGCAACTAAAAACATCATTGCAGATGTAGATGTTGCTGGTTACAAAGTTTCTGAGAGTTCAGTGGTTGCTAATGGTACACAGTATCGTGCATATGTTTTATTGGAGTATTCAGACAAAGAGGCGAATAAGATTATTATGAACCGTCTGCGTAAAGATAGGATACTCTTATCAAAGATACGTTCAACCAAGGCTTGGAAAGAACTTGACGAGTCTGTAAATGAACAACACAGTAATGATTCAA